AGGTACAGGTATTGATGTTGCAGCAGATGCAATTTCTGTAGACGTGTCTGACTTTATGACAAATGGTTCTAATAATAGAATTGTTACAGCTACTGGTACCGATGCACAAAATGCAGAGGCAAATGCAACATTTGATGGTTCAACTTTAGCAATAACTGGAGCTATAACAGCAACAGGGGATGTAACCGCTTTTTCTTCTTCAGATAAATCACTTAAAGAAAATATTTCTAATATAGAAAACGCTGTAGATAAAGTTTCTAAAATAAATGGTGTTTACTACAATTGGACTTTTGAAGCTCAAGAAAAAAATGCTCACTTTGGAAAAGAAAAAGAAGTTGGTGTTATCGCACAAGAAGTTGAAAAAGTATTACCTGAAATTGTTTCTACAAGAGACGATGGAACAAAAGCAGTTAAGTATGATAGACTGTGTGCTCTATTAATTGAATCTGTAAAAGAACTTAAAAAAGAGATAGAAGAACTTAAATCAGGAGCCTAATTCATGGCTTTCGCTAACAATACATTTTCCGAAGCGGCTTTCGCCTCTGAGTCAGCCGGCATTACAAACGTTGTACCAACTGGTTTTGGTCTTACAGCAAATTCAGGCACTGTTACTATATCTGGTACAATTGGAGTTGATGCTCCTGTTACTGGTTTTGATTTAACTGTTAATGTCACAACTGAAATACAAGATACCTTATTTGCTTTTGCTGAAGCACCTTTTGCTACTCAAAGTCCTAGCACATTTAGTCCTCCTAATGTAACTGTTGGCATTGTATCCAATGCAGCCGTAACAGGTATTGCTATGACTGCCAGCTTAGGTACCGCAATCACTGGTGCTGATGCTAACGTTACTGCAACTGGTTTACCTTTAACTGCAGCATTAGGAACTGCTGTAGGTTTTGGATTAACTACAGCTGCTGTTACTGGACTTCCAATGACAGCTACTCTAGGAACTGTTCTAGCATCTACTGATGTTGTAACAGAGGATGTAACTGGTATTGCAATGAGTGCTTCTTTAGGAAGTGTCACTGCTACACCAAACTCTCTAATTGTTCCTACTGGTATTGCAATGACAATGAATGAAGGCACTGCAACAACAACTGCAGATGCTAACATTATTCCTACTGGAATTGCAATGAGTGCTTCTTTAGGAAGTGTAGGAATAGCTTTGAATACACCTGTAGATTTAACAGGTAATTTATTAACTATGCAGGAAGGAACTGCAACAGCAACAGATTCATTAGCTATATTAACAGGAATTCAAATGACAATGGCTCAAGGAAGTGTTGTAGGACCAATTATATGGAATCCAGTGCCTACAGGTAATGCACCTTTGGATCCTCCAGGCTGGAAAGAAGTGGCTTGATTTTAAGTAAAAATAGAATAAAATTAAATATTAAGGAATTAAATTATGGCAAACTCAACCTCAGCTAGTTTAAAATTAACAGTCCAAACAACCGGTGAAAACTCAGGTACGTGGGGAGCTTTTACAAATAGTAATCTACTTGTATTAGAACAAGCTATTGGTGGATATGCTGGCATTGCATTAAATGCAACAACAGGTGCAACTTTAACATTTTCTAATGGTGTTGTATCTAATGGTAAAAATCAAGTTATAAAATTAACAGGAACTATAACTACAAATGTTAATGTAATTATACCTAATTCAATTGAAAAAACATATATAGTTGAAAATGCTACTTCAGGTGCTCATACAGTAACTGTTAAAACCACTTCTGGATCAGGATTTACTTTTGGCGCAACTGAAAAAACTCGTGCTATTGTTTATTCAGACGGAACAAATGTTGTTGAAGTAATAAATAACACACAGAATTTATTAGATATAGCAGACGTAGCTAATACAAACGGAAACTTTATTGTAGGAGATGGAACTAATCTTGTTGCTGAATCTGGTGCTACAGCTAGATCATCCATAGGATTAGGTACCGGAGACAACGTAGAATTTGAAGACACTCAATTAGACTCTCTTGGAGTCGGAACTGCTGCTTCATCAACAACTGGGGAAATAAGAGCTACTAATGACGTAACTGCTTTCTATTCTTCAGATGTTGCACTTAAAGAAAATATTGTTAATATACCTAATCCATTAGAAGCTTTAAAAAAATTAAATGGAGTTTTATTTGATTGGAAAAAAAATTATATAGACAGTAGGGGTGGTGAAGATGGTTATTTTGTTAGAAAAAAAGACGTAGGAGTTATAGCTCAAGAGGTAGAAAAAGTTTTACCTGAAGCTGTTGCTCAAAGATCTAATGGTGTAAAAGCTGTAAAATATGATAGATTAACTTGTCTATTAATTGAAGCAGTTAAAACATTAAACGACAAAGTAGAAAATTTAAGTAAGGAGAAAAGTTAATGGCTGTACCTAGCACTAATACTAAATTATCAGACATTCAAACTGAATTCGGTGGATCAAATCCAATAGCTTTATCAGAATATTATGCTGGTGGTCCTTTAGTTCCTTCAGGAGTACCCGCTCCAAACGGACCTATTCCAAGTTCAGGGACAATTACAATAGGTGATTTTAGAGCTGCTGCGAATGTATCATTTGTAGCTGCAAGTGGTGGAGCAGTAACAACTTCTGGTGATTACAAAATTCATGTGTTTACAGGTAATGGAACTTTTACTGTTACTAACGGAGGTAATGCTGGAGGATCTAATTCAGTTGACGCTGCAATTGTAGGAGGCGCTGGTGGTGCTGGATCTTTCTATGGCGGTGGTGGAGGCGGTGGTGGTATCGTTCTTGATAGTGATGGCTATGTCGTATCAGCAAGTCCTGGAAGTTATCCGATTGTAATTGGAGGAGGTGGAAACGGTCCGAATGCTGACCCAACACCTGGATCTCCAGGATCTAATTCAACTGGTCTAGGCTACACGGGTTTAGGTGGTGGACATGGAGGCGGAGGAGGACCTCCTTCTTCAGGAGCTGAATCCGGCGGATGTGGCGGAGGCGGTGGAGGTGCCAGACCTGGTAATACATCAGCAACTCAACCTTCACAATCAAGCCCAGGAGCAACAAACTTTGGTAATGGCGGAGGCCCAGGTAATAATGGATCCGGTGGTGGTGGTGGAAATGCTGGAGGATCAAGTGGACCTTCTGGTGGTGGTGGAGCAGGAAAAGATGTATCTCCTACAGTAGGACCTGCACCTGCAATTCCTAACTCTGGAGTTTATTCACGAGGTGGTAATGGACAAGGTGGTGGAACAATTGGTGGAGCGAATACAGGTAATGGAGGCTACGGAGATAACTTTGGTGGTGGTAGAGGAGCCGGAGGATCAGGAGTTGTAGTTATAAAATATAAATTTCAATAGATAAAAATTATGGCACATTTTGCAAAAATAAACGAAAATAAAGAAGTCCTAGCAGTTAATGTAGTAGACAATGAAAATGTTACAGACGAAGCTACAGGGCAAGCATATTTAGAAACACATAGTAATTGGCCTGCAAACATGTGGATTCAAACTTCTTATAATACATATAGTAACCAACACAGATTAGGAGGCACTCCTTTTAGAGGAAACTATGCAGGTGTAGGTTTTGAATGGGATGACGTTAATCAAATTTTTTGGCCTCAACAGCCGCATCCATCTTGGGTAAAACATATTGACTCTGCTTCATGGAAATCACCAATTGGTGATGCACCAACTTTAACATCTGAACAAACTTCACAAAATGAAGCTAACACTCATATATGGGTTTATGTTTGGAATGAAGCTAATCAATCTTGGGACTTGACAGATATAAAAGAATAATTAAAAATAGTGGTGGTATGGAAAAGAAAGTATTAAGCGAACAAGCATTATATGTTGGTGATGTTTCAATGCCTAAAGGTTTTGAAATTGATAGAAATGAATTAAGAGCAAATATTTTAGAATCATCTGTTGATAATACAAATTTTAAATTTTCAAGAAGTTGGGATAAGTTAAATACTTACATACCAGAAAATATGAATCTTAAATATAGACTCAAATTAAGACAAAAATCATCTTGGGGAAATTTTTATAAAGCTTCAACTAGTACTCCACCTTTATTAGAAGTAGATTTAATGAATCTTAATAACTCTGCAGATTTTGTATTGTTATATGGGGTGAAAGTAAAAGATTGTTTAGTAAAAATTTTTTATGAAGACAATAGACGAAAAGCAGAAAGTTGGGATATAGAATTAATTAACAATATGTTTATTATGTTTCCATCGACCAATAGATATTACATAGCTAACAACTCAAGTGATTCATTAAATTTTGTGCAAACAATAACTTATGAAAGTTTATAAAAATTTTTTACCAAAGAAAGAATTTACAAAACTAAAAAATTACATGATGGGGATTTATATGCCTTGGTATTTTAATGATGGTGTAGTGGATACTACAGATAAAAATTTTCAATTTACATATATCTTTCTTAAAGATGGGAAAAAGAATTGTGAAGAATATTATTTTAATTTAGTGCAGCCTATCTTAAACAAAATAAAATTTAAAAACCTTAATAAAATTAAGGCAAATTTATTGACTAAAGATATAAAAAATACAGAACATGGTATGCATGTGGATCAACCAGAAGGAACAACAGGTATATTTTATATAAACACCTGTAATGGATACACCAAGTTTAAAAATAATAAGATAATAAAAAGTAAAGAAAACACTTACGTAGAATTTGATTCCTCATTACAACACACAGGATCTTCTTGCACAGATGAAAAAAGAAGAGTTGTTATTAACTTTAATTACTCATGAATTTATATAATTATTATTGGTATTTTAAATCTGCTATACCACCTAAACTTTGTGATGACATAATTAAATATGGATTATCACATTCAGAAACTATGGGTATAACAGGTGGATATGATGAAAATAAATTAACTAAAGATCAGATGAAAGATATAAAGAAAAAAAGAAATTCTGATTTAGTTTGGTTAAATGACACTTGGATTTATAGAGAATTACACCCTTATATTTATGCAGCAAATAGTATGGCTGGCTGGAATTTTGAATGGAATAGAACAGAATCTATACAATTTACAAAGTATAAACTGAATCAATATTATGATTGGCATTGTGATAGTTGGGATAGACCTTACCAAAAAAAAGAAGGAGATCCTGATAATGGTAAGATTAGAAAATTATCTATGACTTGTCAATTAACAGATGGTTCCGAATATGAAGGAGGGGAACTAGAGTTTGATTTTAGAAACAATGATCCACCTAACATATCTAATATACATAAATGTACTGAAATATTATCTAAAGGTTCTATTGTTGTATTTCCATCATTTGTGTGGCATAGAGTTAAGCCTGTAACGAAAGGAAAAAGATATTCATTAGTAATGTGGAACTTAGGATATCCATTTAAATAATATGTTTAAAAAGAAAAAATATACAGTTATTCGTAAAGCAATATCAAAAGAGTTAGCTACATTTATTGCAAATTATTTTAATATGCAAAAACAAGTTTATGACACTTGTAGAGCACAAAGATACATATCACCTTATGAAACTATTATAGGTCATTATGAAAATAAAGATCAACAGATACCAGAAACATATAGTCAGTATGCAAATATTGCTATGGAAACTTTAATGTTAAAATGCCAACCTAAAATGGAAAAGGTTACAGGATTAAAGTTATACCCTGCATATACTTATGCAAGAATATATAAAAAAGGTGATGAACTTAAAAGACACAAGGATAGATTTAGTTGTGAGATATCTACTACTATGAATTTAGGTGGAGATAATTGGCCAATATATTTAGAGCCATCTGGTAAACAAGGTATGAAAGGAACTAGAGTAGATCTAAAGCAAGGGGATATGTTAGTTTATTCTGGCTGTGAGCTAGAACATTGGAGAGAAAAATTTAAAGGCAAAGAGTGTGTTCAAGTATTTTTACATTATAATAATAGTAAAACACCTGGCGCTAAAGATAACCTATTTGATAAACGTATTCATTTGGGACTTCCTTCTTGGTTTAAAGGATAGTATATTATGATGGAGACAGGGCACCACCACATACCCCCTGTCTCCTTTATAATATTATGTCAATTCTAAAAAGATTTGTTAATGAATGTTTGGAGGATATTACATATCCAAAGACTCCAAGATCATGGCATGTAAAAGGTAGACTAAAAGATAAATCTAATCAAATATTTAAATTTGATGTTAGAGGAATGTCTAAAGTACAAGAACAAAAATTAGAAAAAACAGGTAATACAAAGTCCACTGCAGATAAAATGGTATTTGAAACAAGTACCCATTGGGTTATCTTTGATATATTAGAGATAAATAAATATATAAAAGAATACAATGTTAGAGATATATTATTTCAAGATTTACTTGATAAATTAGACTGGAATATAGTACTATCAAAAAGCTAAAAAGCATATATAATGAGGAACTATGCTACAAAAACTTAATTTTAAACCAGGATTTGATAAACAAATTACAGACTCAGGTGCTGAATCACAGTGGGTTGATGGAGATTTTGTTAGATTTAGATATGGATTGCCAGAAAAAATAGGTGGCTGGTCACAATTAACTACAAGTAATAATACTTTACCTGGAGCAGCAAGGGCACAACATGATTTTACTTCTCTAGCCGGAGAAAAATATGTAGCTATCGGAACCTCTCAAGGTTTATTTTTATATTACAATGAAGAGTTTTATGACATTAGTCCTTTGGATGATGATGTAATTACAGGCTGTACTTTTACTGTCACGTCTGGATCTCCTACAGTAACAGTTAATAAAACTTCTCATGGATTATTAGATGGTAGATATATAACATTTACTGCAGTGACTGTTCCAACAAGTTCAGGTTATGCAATAGCAGATTTTCAAGATAATACTTTTGAAGTATTAAACAAAACAAATAACACTTTTCAAATTACAATGCCTACTAACTCAGCAGGAGCTAGCAGTGCCACTGGATCAGCTACAGTTAATCCTTATGAGATTGTTGGTCCAACTTTTCAAACAGCTGGTTTAGGTTGGGGAACATCTACATGGGGATCAAGTACATGGGGAACTGCTAGTGCAACTAGTGGTGTGACTCTAGATGCAGGCCTCTGGAGCCTTGATAACTTTGGTCAAATATTAATTGCAACAATTCACAATGGTAAAACATTTACTTGGAATGCTGGAGCAGTTTCAGCCAGATCAAATAGAGCAGCTGTTATGGCTAGTGCTCCAACTAAATCTAGGCTTACACAAGTATCCGATAGAGATAGACATGTATTTCATTTTGGAACTGAAACTACTGTTGGTAATTCTACAACTCAGAACCCAATGTTTATAAGATTTAGTGATCAAGAAAATTTTAATTCATATCAACCTACAGCAACCAATACTGCAGGTACTTTCATGTTAGATAAAGGTAATCAAATTATGGGAGCTGTCTCAGGTAAAGACTACACTTTAGTTTTAACAGATCTTGCAGCTTATGTTATTCAATATGTAGGACCACCATTTACTTTTTCTATAAGACAAGTTGGAACTAACTGCGGATGTATTGGACAGAATGCATTAAGTTATTCTAATGGTGAAGTATACTGGATGTCAGGTGAAGGAGGATTTTTTAAATTTGATGGTACTGTAAAAGCTATACCATGTCTTGTTGAAGATTTTGTATTTACAACAAATGGAGATCATCTTGGAATTAATTATTCTTCAGGTCCTCTTGTTTATTCAGAACATAATACTTTATATAATGAAATTAATTGGTTCTATCCTAAAGCTGGTTCTTCTCAAATAGATAGATGTGTAACTTATAATTACGCTGAGAATGTGTGGACTACAAGTTCTCTTGCAAGGAGTAGTTATGTAGACCAAGGGGTTTTTGATTTACCTTATGCAACAGAATATAACAAATCTGTTGTTCCTAATTTTCCAATACAAGGAATTACAAATACTTATGGAGCATCAACTTATTATGCTCAAGAAATAGGAGTCGATCAGGTTAATAGTTCTGGTACTACTTCTATCGATGCTTTTATTCAATCAGGGGATTATGATATAGCTAACAGATCTAGTGGTCTAGGAATGCAGACAGGTGTTGCAGACTTTAGAGGAGATGGTGAGTTTATTATGTCAGTTAAAAGATTTATACCTGACTTTCAATTATTAGAAGGTAACTCAAAAATTACTTTGTTATTAAATGATTATCCTAACAACACGGCATCTAGCTCTTCTCTTGGACCCTTTACAGTTACCTCATCCACTGATAAGGTAGATACAAGAGCAAGAGCAAGATTAGTAGCATTAAAAATAGAGAATGATGCTGTGGGTGAAACATGGCGTTATGGTACATTAAGACTTGACGCAAAACCTGACGGAAGAAGATAATGTCAATAGATAAAAAAATAGATTACGTAGCACAAGATGGAGTTAAAAATTATATTAAAAACTCTCCATCTGTAAGGGTTCCAAAAAAATTTAAAGCTAGAAAAGATGCACCAGCAGTTAAGCTTGCATATATTACAGATGCTGAAGCTAAGATGTTAAAAAAGAAAAAGAAAGGTACACCTCACAAAGGACCAAAAGGTATACCTAGTTATGACTCTTTTGATGCTGATGGTAATTTTACATCTGGCGCTGCAATGAGTGCTGCTGAAAGTGGTAAAAATACATCTGATACTTTAGCTGCTGGTATGACTGGTAAAGATGTACAAGATATAAGATCATCTGTTATTGCAGCAGGTGCAGGGCAAAGAGTCAACCCAGGTTTTTTTGATAGTAGAAATACAGTGTCTAAAGAAGAATTAGCAAGAGCTAGAGCATTTAATCCTAGAGCTTTTAGAGCTAATCGTGGTGGTGGCATAGGAAGTTTTTTTAGCGGGGGTGGATTTTTTG